GCGAAGCAAATATAAGCGAAGCAAATATAAGCGAAGCAAATATAAGCGAAGCAAATATAAGCGAAGCAAATATAAGCGAAGCAAATATGTAAAAAACGAGTGTAAGAAATTTGTCAAGATTATGCAAAATATACTATATAAAAATGTTTTACTATACTTTATATAGTAAATGGATACCAATATTGACAATTATACCATAGAAGAATTATTAGCCGTTTTAAATATTCAGGATATCAATCCCACAGAATTTCAAATCAAAGATACAGCCAGGCGGCTTATTTCCCGATTAAAACCCGAAGATAAAGACCAATTGACATTGTTTATAGAGGAGGCTGAGCAAAAAATCATTGAGGAGTTGTTTGAAGACGAGGGCGAAGAAGATGATGGGTTGTTAGAAGATGAGGGTGAAGAAGATGAGGGTGAAGAAGATGAGGGCGAAGAAGATGAGGGTGATATAGCATATAAAAACACCGAGAATAATGTTCAATACGACGAAAACACACAACAAGGGAATTGGTGGCAAAATCAATACCCGGAACAAACCGATAATGAAGTAGAGCGTAGTAAACCCACTGATCGGAAACAAAAAGTAGATATTTTTGATAAAGAAGGCAAAGAAAATAACGCTTTTGTGATGAACAGCGAACGTCTTGGTGTAATCCAATCTAATCCAATTCCCTATGTTCAAGGAACAATCAACCCCACGTTAAAAACAACTATGAAACGAATTGTCTCTATTGATAGTCAATATCGGCCCAATGTTATTCCTTTCTCAAACAATAATATCAATGCCCCGACGTTTAATACGGACTTTAGTTTTGTTTTAACCGAGCGGTTAACGAACGTCCTTTCCATAACCCTCAATTCCATCCAGATTCCGACCTCGTGGTATGTTTTTGACGACGCTCTTGGCAATACGTGTTTCAAATATCAGGTAGGCACTGACGAACCAATTTTTGTCAAAATGCCCTCTGGGAATTATACAATAAATTTTTTAAACAAGTTTTTTCAAACTTATGTCACACCTGATGGTACCCCTGCTCCGTTGGATTTAAAATTGTCTTATCTCGGATTGACGGGTAAGTTAATTTTTAGCAGTAACAACCCCTCTATAACCTTGTATTTTTATGATACAATCTCATTCAATAGTTGTTTGGATAATAGTTGTGGCAGCACCCAAATGCGGGTCAATCAAAATTTCGGATGGACCCTCGGATATCGGGGTGACGATGAAAATATCTTGTTTGCCAAACTAGAATTACGGAATGCTGAAACCATTAGGTATTTAGATGCATCAGGTGCTCTCACAGATACACTGCCGTATTTAAAAATTGCCCAATCTCCAGCAAACCTCTACGGCCCATCCTATCTTATGCTTGTGTTGGATGATTATAATAACAACCGCGTGAATAATAGTATAGTAACAATTACGAATGTCCCTAATAAAGTGGACCTGCCGAATTATTATAACCCTGCCATTAAAAATGCAAATAATACCTTTGCAACTGTAGGCTGTGTTGAAAACTTGAATCTGATTAATCCTACTTCAATAAGTCAACCGTCGGTGTTATCCTATTTGACGAAAAGCACTCCCCGTCAATTAACGCAATCCCAAATCTATACCGCAAATGAAATCTTGTATAATCGCACGACCTATAGTAATAAAGTCGTGGGGCCGTCTACAGCAGATGTATTGGCCATCTTGCCATTAACCAATATTCGCTCATTAGTTTCTAATATTACATATAACAGTCAAGGCGATATATCTGCAACGAATATTCCAATCAGTCAACCTTATGTGGTATTTGGACCCACTCTGGATATGTATCAGCGGACTTATTTTGGCCCAGTGAATATTGACCGTATGCGTGTGAGACTATTAGACGATAAAAGCAATCTTGTAAATTTGAATGATTCGGATTGGTCATTTTCTTTATTGGTAGAACAGTTATACCAATATTAAATGGGTTTACACTTTTAAACTGCGTTGTAACTGTTACCGATAAAAGCTGACGAAGTCGGCGATTTAATTATGCAAAGGCATAAAATAGCATTTGAAATATATGAAATATGTGAAATATATGAAATATATGAAATATGTGAAATATATGAAATATGTGAAATATATGAAATATATAAAATAAATATATATATATATATGTTAAACTACGTAGTAGAATATTTAGGAACATTCTTTTTTCTTTTTGTAATTATTTACACAGGGAACGCAATAGCAATTGGTGCGGCTTTAGCATTGGCCATATTAGTCGGCGGCAAAATATCAGGGGGTAATTTTAATCCCGCAGTTTCTATTATGCTTGCAAGTGCTGGAAAATTACCCAGAAAAGATGTAGTCCCGTATATCATTAGCCAAGTGGCAGGGGGGCTAAGCGCGTTAGCCTTGTATAATTTAGTCCCCCATAAAAAATAAAGAAACCTGCTTTGGTGCTTTTTTTACAGTGCCGATTTTTCAGTTCCAAATGCCTCCGGAAATTTCTGCCGGAAGAGTTCCCGGAAAAAGTGGATAAAATTGAACTGTTTGGTTTTCAGAATCCAATCGGGGAGTTCGGTGATGCCTTGGGAGCGTTTAATGTGTTTTTTCCCTTTGAAGAGTAAAGTGTCAAACATTTCTACGATGGCTTTATCGTAGCCGTCCAGCTCGGACATGTCCAAGCGATAGGGGCTTTTATAGGTAAAGCGATTGTAGTTACCTTCAGTATAAATCCGGTAGTATTTATCCATAAACTCGTGTTTCTTGATAACACCGATGCCTTTTATTTTATTTTCATCATTATGCATTTCCAAGACAAAGATAATATCATCATTGAATATATTATCTTTTATTTTGCTGGGGGAGCCATAAATACAGCCAATGTGGTTATTGGAGTGTCGCCAAGTCTCATTTTCTTGCCATGTCTGTGTATTAAAACGGGTTGCGGCTAACCGGTACATAGAGTACTTTGCGCAAAATAGTATAATATACATTTATATTTGCCTGACTGATTCTATTCAATTTTTTTATAAAACCAACTGTATGTTTTATGTAAAGCGTGGATTTGTTTTCTCTCTTCATCTGACAAACCAAAGTATGTGGCTATCGTTTCATCATTTATGAGGTTGGCCGGTGGGAAGTCTGGTAACTGCGTAATATCCGGCAATAATTCAAATGCATATTTCTCCAAGTATTTCATCCGGTAGCGAGTTGACTCATATACATAGAGGGCAAACTTGGAGGAGAGAAACGCCTGTAATTGTGATAATTGTTCTAGTGGCTTAATAATCACATAATTATCCCGGTTAGAAATACCGTAGGTTCCCTCTATGTCTAAGTAGGGAAAACCATACATTTTATGCGCCAATACTAATTTGGTGTCTTTGTAATAGGATTGGGGAGTACTGGAATAGTTGACGACTAGGGTCGGGGCTAACCCGTTTAATTTACAGGTTTTTATATTGGGATAAGGAAAGTCGGCTGCATTGTAGGTATCGGAGAAAACGCTCGTTTTACTCGGCATATTGGTCTTGCTGACTTTTATCGGCCCGCCGGCTTTGCTGATAAACTGTTGGAGTTTCTGAATGAGCGATTGTCCAAAGAGGGGCAGGGGGGTTCCTAAGGTATAAGAGTAATTTATACAATTCTTGGTAACGGTATCATAGAGGTTGATAGTATTGTCCTTTGTATTTGAATTACTAGTTTTTATATTTGTCAATAAAAAATAAGCCGTCGGGGTTTGCGCGGACCCTTTAAAGAGTTTATTGGTTTCGGTATTGGTGAAACAATGGAGTTTTTCAAGTTTATAACTAGTTAATATCGCATACAGTCCGGCTTTATCCGGTTTCATCCAAATGGATGGGACAATATAGCATAATTGACCAGTGTTCGGTTTCAAGAGGGTTAAGGCTTTCTTAATAAAATCACCCCACACCGTCTTCCCATCATGTGTTTTCAGTTGTTTGATATTGGTAGGGACTTTCTTCTGCCCGTGTGCATTATAAGGTGGGTTGCCAATAATATAATCAAACATAGTGTTAGTTAGAAACGTAGTATTAGCGAGAAAATCTCCCTCAATAATATTGGCACGGGGTCCAAACCGACTTCTCAACAAGTTGATATTATCCGGCTTCAATTCGCTTAAATACAGCATATTTTCAAGAATATGCGTTTTTCTCTCTTCATCATTTAAAATAACGGACATGAGTCCGCGATTTAAATAATCAAATAATATCATACTGAAGTATCCCGTTCCGGCTCCTGTATCTAGCCATTTAGCATCTTTCTTCGTAAAAACTACGGGGTCAAAGAGATCCAACATATTTTTGATGAGAGAAAAGGGGGAATATATTTCACCATACTCTAGTTTATCTGTGGGTGAAACGGAAAAATCTTGTTGGAACTCGGCTAGATTAAGAGTTATAATAGACATTAAGATGTTCTTTTATAAGTTAAGTAATTATAAAAGATTCCCAAAATATACACATCTTATATTTTAATAAAAGTAGTTTACAAGATGACCCCCATGCAAAAACGTTTATTTATGTTCTTAGGTGGATGTATCCCGACCCGATTATTCTTGACTGCCGTAGCAAAATATAGTCCCGTTTATTATTTACCATATATGGCACCGATTACCTTAGGGGTCGCTTTAGGGTTTTTATATTTATATTTTACCGGTAAAAGACGTTCCGGACCCGAAACCCAAGGGGCACCCATTTGGTGGATGAAATTTAGGTTATTTCATGGTTTGATGTATTTGATATTTTCTATTTTAGCTTTTATGCGTGTTCATACGGCGTATATTATTCTATTAGTAGATACGTTTGTTGGCTTGGTTCTTTTTTTACGTCATCATTACAACGCCGGAGACTTTTAAAGCGCGAATGTGTAATAGATGGGTGCTGATATATTATATATAGAAATCACATTTAAACATTTCTTGTTTATAACATTAAAATGAACCAAGAAGAAAATCAACGATTTGATTATTATTTAAACAATCGCGAAAGGCAGGGTGATTCTAGTAGTGATGATGAATCCAGTGAAGAAGAAAATCCTTTACCGCAATGGAATATCCCGAATTGGCGAGGTAATTCTACTACAGTTAGCGAAGACGAAACAGATGACGATACTAATACCAAAAACGAAACCGATAATGCGTGTGCGTGCGATAAACGTATTATGGATGATGGTAGCACGAGAGGTTGTGCCGAATGTGATGAATATTGGGATATGCCAAGTTTAGTTGGGTTTTAGTCCCAATAACAAAAGTGTTTTTTTGCCACACTTTTTCCAAAAGTGTTTTTTGCCACACTTTTTCCAAAAGTGTATATAAGAAGAAATGAACAACCAAATGATGAAAGGGTATGCCAGCGATTATATCAAAGCCAAACGACAGAATGCGATTTTTACCGATATTAAGGTGAATGCCCAATTAACAGGAACTACTGTAAATCCGGTGAAGAGAAATGGATATTTTTATAATAATATGCTCAATGTAAATGTACCGCAACCGTGTAGTTTTAATGGATGTGAAGGTGGTCTCTTATCCAATGCCCGTAGTTATCAATTACGTTTAGATTTTAAACAAGGTAAACAGTACAATCAGTATGTGTGTAATTGTCAAAACGTGCCGATAAAAGACATCCTTAATTATGACTCGTGTAACATCGTAGAAATGCCTGGTACGGATGTGGTGTCGTGCCTGTGTACGGCTTGTGCTTTTAACTAATTCAACAAATTTTTACATCTCACACAAACTATACGTGTTGGTTACACAAGATAGAACTTATACTTTAGTATGTTTTGCCACACTTTTTTAAAAGTGTATAGTTTTGCCACACTTTTTTAAAAGTGTATAGTTTTGCC